GCTGATCTTATGGACGTAGTGTACGGTTTTCAGGAGACGCTGAACGTCCAGCGGCTCCATAAAGTTGATCGTCTGATGGATCAGGTAAAAGGGNGACTCGTCAACTCTGANGCTGGTCGCCTGCTCCCACGCCATTATGCGGAACTTGATGTCTGATACGCCTTCCGACGATATATAGATCACCGCGCCAGTCCTCTTGATCGTGCGGCCCCAGAAATCTTCTCGCTGAGAGGCCACCGATAGGCCCATGTTGAGCACGATAAAACTCTTGCCGCATCCGGGTGGCCCGACAACAAAAGACAGGGACTTGTCGATCAGCATCTTGTCGATAGTCCATGTCGGGTCAGGAAGCGTCTTAATCCCCCTGACGTCCAGCACCTCGAACATGTCGTCGGCGGTCTTAGGGGTCGCGGGCAACTCCATCACTTCGCCGTCCTCGGTGACGTACTCGTATGCCTGCGCGCCGGGAAACGTCTCGACCCTCTTGGGGGCCTCCACGCTGGCGTGCTCGCGGACCTTGGTGTCCCAGAGGGATAGGGCGGTGGCCCACTTCTCCCTCATAAGGCTTATGCCCCGACCCTCGATCTCTAAAAGCACGTCATTGGGCCTGGGGTCGTTCTCGATCCGGCTGACCACCTTGCGCAGGTAGGCGCCGAAAACGTCCATCATCTCAATTTCAGCGCCTTCCGCCGTTATCGGTTTCGGAGCCTCGCGCCGTAAATCCACAATCCTGGCCCACACCATTCTGGTCATGAGGTCTTCACGACCGTCTCGGATCAGACCGAAGGGGGTCGTGGCGTACTCAGGCGTCGGCGTCGTGATGACGGGGCCCGTAGAGCCACTCTGGAGGCCCGTGGAGGGCCTTCCGCCATATTGGGCTACCAGAGCTTCAACCGCATCAATCAGCCAATCAGGAGTGTTGGCTACGCCGACTTCCCACGGCTCCCTGCCCGAAATCCACTCGTAGAATTTACCGCTTTCGTGCGCCGAAGGGGCCAGGACCGCGAACCCTCCCTGACCACGGATATCGATCCCGATAGGGGTCTTGCAGGTAGGCGGCAACCACGTCGAGGGCATGCGGAACAGAAGCTGCAATCCGCCGCCACCCGTGCGCTGGGTTGCTGTCTCAATGTCGCTGCCATTGTTGTGGACGGCCAGAAGGCCAGCCCACCACTGCATAGCCTGCGGGCCCTTGTGCGTGTCGAGATCCAGCACCCAGACGAGGGATGATGTCCCGGTGATCAGCCCCAGGTTCATGCGCTTCAGATGCACGCCCCGAGGTCCGTACCATCCGTTAAAGACATCGTCACTGACTAAGGTGTTTTCGAGTTCGCGCCACGGGACCACGGGCCGCTTCCACTGCGCACCCGGTTCCGGCTCGTGGGCTGGCACGACCTGAAAGCCGATACGCCGGTAGTACCGGGCGAAGTCTACTGGACCCGCGAAATCTGGCTCAAAATCATAAGAATCGGTCACGGTGTCGGCCTAATGGTTGCTGACCGAGGCGCGGGCACAACATATTGCATCGCTGTGGACGTATATGTTAACCTGCGGACGGTCATGTGTGGGGCCGGGGCGCTTGTGGTTGGGCTCCCCGGCCCAAACTATTTTTGTAACGCTTTTGCGCCGTAGAGCGCAATCATGGTTGCGTCAGCACGCCCATCATCTTTTTTCCGAGAGAATAGCGCGGACTGGTCGGGGAATTGCTGCATGGCGCGCTCACGCGAGCCATCCTTTCCACCTCGCAGCCCGACAGCCTTCTGCCACGCCTGCGGCGTCACCAAGACATAGGGCACGCCGCANGCAGCTAGAACGCCTTCAAGGATACCCGCGCTCCGGCCAAAGCTGAACACGCTAGTGACACCTTGGCCTGTCATTGCACCCACACGCTCGACGTAGGCGCCAGCGATCTGCGAGGGCTGTCCGCTTACAATGTCGGCCACGAGGTGGGCGCTGACTTCGCGCTTGGTTTTGCCGTTGCGGATGATTTCCACCACCGGCATGTCGTGTATATCCACGACACCAGTTTCGGTGTTGATAAATGATAGAGCCCCAGATAGGCCGGGGTCGATGCCTAGAATAATCAAGCCACATCCTCCAAGCATGAAAAAATCAGGTAGTCGATCAGATTAAGAAACGCGACATTGCTGGACCGCAATTCCTCGGCCCGCTTTAGACCATTATGGACCGTGCTGTGGTCAGACAGCTTCAACTCGTCCTTGATCCGGTTAAGCGTNAGCTCCAGGCGATTGCGCGCCACCCACATAACGGCGAAGCGGACACGGCAAATGTGCCGGGAGCGGGACTTCGACATAATCACTGACACCGGCAGGGATGTGTANTCGGATGCCGCCTTAATTATAATGGGCATCATCCGCTTATAGGTATTCACTGAAATCTCCCTTGTTCCAATTGATAAGGGCTTGTCGGCCTGCGGGGGTGATAATTACGGGGCCGCCCTTGCGGATCACCAACTTCAGCCTCTGTAGGGCTTCCAAAGAAGCCCACAGGCGGTACTTATCGGCGCGGTTGGTCAGTTCTTGGTTGCGCAGCAGGCGCAGCAGCTCTCCGGTCGCGTGCGGCTTATCCGAAAGAACGGACAGGATTGTGTGCCACCGCCCNCCNGGNAACATGGCNNGCCCCCGCTCGTCCTCCCAAGTCGGGCCTTGTTTTGGTTCGATGATCATCAGGACCACAGCACGAAAAATACCAAAACACTAAACGCGATGGCGGCGGACACCATGACGACAAAGGGAACTTTAGACCCCCTGGCCACGGCGGCCCCAACGAACTCGGCAGAAATCCAGACGGCAACTAAAGAACACAGAATTTTCGCCAACATCACGCCACCCTCCGGGGTTCATACATAATCTTGCGGTGACGCTTGCAATAAATGCCGTCAGCCGCGGCGCAGCAGGAGTAGACACCATCCGGCCTTACGATTGGGAAGGCGCACTCATGCGGGCCGCGCGTCTCCCAAGGCCGGGCGTCAACGGAGTGGTTTCCAACCCCAGTCATGGGCCTCGGCGGGCGCTTGTCTTTCGTAGGGCTAACGACTGACATGATCTTGGCCTGCTTCTTCTGCCCGATCTTTCCGGCAATGGTGTGAGTTGTCTTCGCCTGATCCTTTCGGCAAAGACCGAGCCGGTGAATTTTGCCGATAACCGCATTGCGGGTGCGAGATAGGCGTCGGCCAATTTCAGCCGCGCTCCTTCCCTCTTTCCACATAAGCACGGCAATTTCCGTGTCCGCCGGGGGCCACGCCTGAATGTCCTTAAAGTCCTTTGGCATGATTTTTTCCATAAGATAGATTTGACGACAGTTGATAGTATGTTGATTGTCTGTTGACGTTTATTTGGGAATCCGCAACGGCATCATCCATTGGGGCGCAAAACATGACGGCTCAGATGAGCTCTTAGTTACCAATGCAAACGTAGCAATTTCTAAAGACCGTCTTCGTGAGTTCCGGATTTCACCCCGTGATTTACGAGCGATGTCGCTAGACCTGTTTTTGATTGGCATCCATCTTCTGGATGCAATACGCGGCGGGATTGACCGCAAAGACCCAGAGTGGGCTCAGATGTTGAGTGCCACATGGCTCTATAAACCGCCTCAACAGTCTGTGCCGAAGACAACGACCAATCATCCGCACAAGAAAGGGCGAACTCCCCCGCCTCAATCATCTGAGAAGTGAGTTCAATCCCATCCGGCCTGTCACGCTGTTCCATATCTAAATCTCGTTCTGACTTTGTCAAAGGGATAATTCCCTTTATTTGTCAACCTTATTTCTAGGCGCACTCATTGTCCAATTTCCTTGGACACGGATAAACTTGTTCTCCACTGTCCAAATTTCCCCGTTGTCATCAGCCACACATACCCACAAAAGGTGATGCTCCTGGCCGTAGTCAATGACTGCGATTGCGTATGCTTTCTGTCCGTTATACGTCACGGGAAGCGTTGGGTTCAGTTGGTAGAACATTTTTGCAGCCTACTTCGTCGGTTGATTGCGTGTCAATTGTCGGGTGACAAAATTTTCCCTGTTGACCGCGTTCGCGGTGCGTCGTAGGAACGGGGGCAACTTATGGAGCCTATCACGTGAACCCCTTTGAAGCGCACGGCATCGAGCATCTCTCGCCGTCATCCTGCAATACCTTTATCGCGTCTCCCGCGATGTTCGTTCTTCAGAAGTGCCTGAAGCGATCCATGCCGGTCGGCGCGGCTGCGTTCCGTGGAACCGCCGTCGAGCATGGTGTGTCGCTGGGACTGAACGGCACATCTGAAGCCGACGCCATCAAGGCGGCGCAGGATAATTTCAGCGCGCTTTCGGCCCTGTCTTCCGATCCTCGCCGCGATAAGGAGGCCGACAGCATCGCCGACATGGTGAAGGTGGCTCTGGCTGAGTTGCGCGGGTACGGACCCCCGACATCGTCGCAGGGCCATGTGTCTTATGAAGTCGAGGGGCTGGCGGTGCCGCTCATCGGCTACTACGACTTTGAGTGGGAGAACCACGGCGTCCTGACGGACCTGAAGACGTCCCACGCCCTGCCGTCTGCCATCAAGATCAACCACGCCCGCCAAGTGGCGCTTTACAGGGCCGCACGCGGCGACAATCTCTCGGCGCGCGTTACCTACGTCACGTCCAAGAAGTCGGCCACCTACGCCCTGGAGAACCCGCGCGAACACATCGCCACCCTGGGTAAGATCGCTCTGGCCGTGCAGAAGTTCCTGTCGGTGTCGTCCGACCCGATGGAACTTGCGTCGATGGTGGTTCCCGACGTAGACAGCTTCTACTTCAATGATCCGGCGTCGCGTCAAGCGGCGTTTGACATCTGGGGTATCTAAGTTTCCCCGCATTGGGGCGAGGCAAGCGGCGGGCCAGATCGCCGCATTTGGAGAACGGTACTATGGGTCTTGGTCTTAATCTGGGCGGTGGCGACACCGGCCCCATCACTCCTCACATCAAGTATGACGCCCGCGCGGGTCGCATCTTCCGCGTTGACCGCGAGGACGGCGTCTCCGATCAGGTCGATATCACGCACGAATTTAAGGCGATCTTCGACCTTGAGAACGTCGAGGTCGGCTACATCAAGTTTGAGACCGGTCAGGCCCCGGACTTCAACATGGTCCCTCTCGGCTCCCCGATGCCCGCCAAGGCGTCCCCTGAACACAAGCAGGGCGTCCGCTTGCTG